GCGTAGGCCACCTATAAACACCCCCTGCGGCAGAGGACCCATGCCCGATGCGGTGAGATATGCAACACTTGATCGATTACTGTACATACTGTTCCGTTTCGCAACACACGATCGATGTCCGCTCACTCGGCCCATGTCGGCGCCCTTACTGGCTCTTGCCGCAGCTCGCGCCCATCCGCCATCAGCTTCTCAGCCACGAGGAGTGCAGCACATACGCCAGCCTTACGCGATGCCTTGCATGGACGGTGTAGGTAAGTCTCCAGCGCAGCCGTAAGGTCTTGGCTCGCGTCGAGCGCAGCATCGAGGTGAGGACGAGAGATGGTCATGTACCCTCCTGCTTAGGCGGCGAAGAAATCCCCAGCTCTGCCATGACCTCAGCCCCGATCTCCCGCCGCTCATCGATCGGCATAGCCCTCCACTCAGCAACAGCATCTCGCCACCCTGACGGCTCACGTATGGCCCGCTGGTTCGATAGGGCCAGATGAAGGACGGTTGCGACCTCTCCAAGCTGCATGCCGTGCGTATCGCGTTTCCATTCGCTTTGGCGGCCTTTGACGTTGCACCCATATGCTGCCACCAGATCAACCACGTTAGCCCCGAGGATGGCATCTCTGATGGTGCTGGGTCTCAATCCTGAGACACGATGCCTAGCGCCGCCGTCGCCGCCGGGGGGTGTGGGGGTGTTAACCCCCGCGTCTGCGTCTGCCTCACGCGTGCGCGGTTGTGCACCCGGCGACGGCGGCGGCGTAAGAGTATTAGATTGTCCCTGTCCCTGTCTCTGTCCCTGGGCATCCGCAAGCATGTTACGTATGATGCTTGGCGGATGCTTGACGCATGCTTGAGGTATGCTTGTAGCATCGCCGCGCTGGCGTTCCCAACGTGCTTGAGCGGCAGCCGCAGCACGATCGCGGTATGCCTCACGCTTACCCCAAGCCCTTATGGCGTCCTCTGCTAGAACCCGGTGGTAGAGTCGGCCGTCGGAGCAACGGACGAAACCACGCAACACAAGATCGCGAACCTTTCTCCAGGCCGTGGCTGATAAGCCGGTATAGGCGCGGAGCACGCTGTCATCATCGGGTAGGCTCGCGGCCGGAACCTGACGCCATGAGCGGCACCACAGGGCAACCGCTGCCTTGAAGGTCTGGCCGTCGCTCAGTGCCCATAATTCGGAAGCCAGCAACCGCTCGGTGTCGAGCATGAAGCCGGGCATCCCTCGGAGATCGCAGTCGGCGGGCACTGGTGGCGTAGGCATTTCGGTCATAGATCCACCTTCGTCTCCGCAGCCGCAGGCCACGGTTGATGTCCGAGTGCCTCGCGGGCGCGATCGATGAGCGTTTGGCACATGATGCACCGCTCATCGGTTCCGTCTGGCTTCATGCGGTGGACAGGGCTGGTGCTGGCGATCTCGGACAGAGCCCGATGAAGAAGCTCACGGTGGCCCTCAAGAAGAAACAAAGCGGAGTCAGTCATGGGCCACCGAGGATTTTGTACGCCGCCGCAGCGCAGAGCGGGACTTGCCCGTTGCCGAGGGCTTTGAGCTGGTCCATGCGATTGCCGGGCGAATTTCAATGGTGGCATCTTTCGGGCCTTCGCCGTCGCCATATCTGCGGCGCGTCTGGACCGGCACCAGGATGATACGGCCGACAGTTGGTTTTTGTGGAGTGGTAGACATGGTTGATCCTTTCATGATCTGACGCCTAAAGCCGAGGCCCCATCACAGGACCTCGGCAACGACATGCGGTTTACGATTTATCAGCCAGGGCCGACAAACGGCTTGATAGCCGTCGCTGCACAGACGATCCCGAGCACGTCGCAGAACGCCTGTTGCTCTGCCTTCTCCCACTCGCGGACGATGTAGGTGAATGTCACGCCGTCTTCCTTCGTGAAGCGCCAGCGCAGCAGGCATTCCAGGATGAACGGCGCAGTGCCCTTGAAGACCGCAACCGAGATCTTGAAGCGGGTCGGAATCTCCAGGTCGCCCTTGCCGGCAACGCCTCGGACTTCCTCGGAATAACCGAGCGAGACGGCGCCGTTATCGAGACGGGTGGCAGATGACCACGAAACGTCATTCTTGCCCTTGAGCGTCATGGCGATCTCAAGCATGACCGCTGCAGTCGGCTCGCTGATCTCGGATGCGTGCTCTTCCAGGAACTCGGCAAACGCTTCCTGGATGAACGTCTGGCGGTGAGACTTCATCCACGCCAGCCATTCGGGGGTCTTGGCCAACTTCAAAACAGGCTGATGGCCATGCCAGGAAGGGCCATCCTTCTTCGACATATCGATGACGGCGACGATAGATGACGCCTCCTCGTTGCCGAACACTCGCGTATCGTCGTTCTTGTGCTCGTTCACGTAGCGGTTGAACGACTCAGGCTCAACGAATGCGGGCTTGAAACGGATGCGGGTAGGAGCGGGGAGCAAATACTCCAGGTCCTCAGTTTTCAGGCCGGCAGGCAGTACGCGATGCTGACGGACGCTTGGGATGTCGATGGGTTCGACCAGCGCCGCAGTCAGGTCGCTGATCAGTTTAAGATTGGGGTCGATTGTCTCGGCCATGATAGCTTTCGTTCGATTGGTCTGGGATGAAATGCCAGGCCCCGAAGGTGGGACCTGGCGACAATTCAGCAGGTGCGGCCAGGTCAGCTGGCGAGTGCTCTGGCTTCACCTGCGGCGGCATCCTTGCCGACCACGCGGGCTTCGACCTTCTCGTCAGGCGTCGGAGTGCGGGCGCCGACCACAAACGACAGCTGTGGGTCCTTCTCGGTCAGGTTGTCGTTCGCATCAACGAACAGCATCGTGTCCTTCTTAGGACGGGCCGGCAGCTTGACGGCGATCGTGTCGGTAACCCAAACACGTTCGACATCCTGCGCTTCCTTGTCGGCTGGCGCGATCTTGAGCGTGAGCGTGACGGTAGATGGCTTCTTGGTCAGCCTGGTCTGTGCCGTGGCTTCGGCGACCTTCTCGGCGAGTTCGTCAAGGACGGCGCCTCCACGCAACAGGGCCAGGGTGTTCAACGCAATTGCTGCGTTTGCGGTGGATGATTTCTTGGACATAGCGACTACTCCTTGCCGGGGTTCGGCATATGGGGGACGAGATGGGCAAATTTCTTTGGGATGACGGTGCCCGGTCGCAGCTCATTGAGCCGGCGCGGCGCGGTGGTCTTTGGCGGCGGCAGGTGCCAGCACCCGGCTTCATGGCGGGCTATCTTGCCGGCGGCTTCGAGCGCCCTGGCGTGCAACGCGAATAGCTTCTGACGCTCATCCAGCGAGAGGGTCGGGGCGGCCTTGGTGATCACCGCGAAGAGCATCATTGCATCGGCGGGTCCCTGGTTAATCCGGGACATGATGAGGGCGGCGAAGTCGGTCATTTCCAACGACCTGGGAAACGCTCATCAAGGATGAGGTCGGCGAGGTATGAGGCGAATTCGTAGTCGCGCTCTGCAATGGCACGGGCCAAGCGTTTCATGCGCTCTTCTGTACTGGAGCAGAGCCTCACCGTGCCACCGCCCGGCCCGCTTCAGTCAGCACCCAGGCGCAAGCCGTCCCACCGCTGCGTGTCGGCCTCCGCGTAGATGACGGCATGATCAGCATATCGACGACCAGCGAGCCACGCCGCGCGCGGATCGCGTTGGGGTTCATCTCTTCGCAGATGCCCAAAAGCTCTTCGTCGGTGAGAGGCCCGCACTTCCGCAGCGCATCGAGGATGTTCTGACGATCATCGGCGACCTTGTGCCCGCGCTGACGCCTGGCCGCGTCCATGCTGGTCGGGGCGGAATGGGAAAAGACTCCGCGTGGCAACGTGGCGCTCATCTCAGCACCTTCCCAGCCAGCGCGGCCAACTCCTTGGCGATCACCGGGTCATCGAGATACGCCGCCAGCATCGCATTCGTCTCGCGCATGTTCGCGGACGGCGTGCGGTCCTTGGCCTGCTTGGTGCGCTCATCTCTCAGCCAGCCGAGATACGCGAGGCCGCGATCGGTCTTTGCGATGTGGTCTAACGGCTGGCCCTTGTAGTGGCCGATCGGCATTTCGTATGCGGCGGCTTCTCTGAACGTTGGCGTTGCCATCTGATCTCCGGAAACGGATTGTCGTTTGTTGACCCCGAAACCGACCACGGCGCGAGGCCGGGACGGTAGGGGGTTGGTCTTTTCCAGCGGTCAGCGCTCGCCACGTGGCCCGTTGCGCTCGGGCTTGAGAGGCCGGGAGGATTCCGGCAGGGACGTGGCGCGAGCCCCCATGTTCACCGTCCTCAAGCGGCTTTGGATTTCACCGCTTTGATGCTTGCCGATTTCTGAACGGAGCTGGTCGCCTCGCTGATCTCCAGCACCTTGGCCGCCTCGGCTTTGATCGAGACGAATTCATAGAGCTTGTCGAGAAACCCGTTTTCCTTGGCGATGGCCAGCGCTTTGGCGGCGTCGATCTTCGTCATCGCTCCACCCGGTTGCAGGGCGAAGCCAGTGGCCTCGCCACCGGCATTGAGGTGGATGCGTGCGATACCCGGCGATTCGCCCGAACCGATAACCGCCTTGAACAGTGATTCGCCCAATTTCGCAGCGGCCAAAGCTTCGCCCCAGCTATCGGGGTCAGATGGTTTGCCGATGTATTGAATGGCTTCGAGTGCATCCACGATCATTTCCTTTGCGGCGGCGCACCGCGAGAGTGCTTTGCAATATTTGCATGCGTTGTAGCTGGGCTTGATTGGCGAGTGCTCATAGCGGGCGGCAGCTGTGACAGCGGCGGTCCATTCGGAATTGATGCGCAAGGCATTGGCGTCGAACTTCGCGCCGGTCGCCCGTCGATCGCGCTCCATGCGTGGCTGGTAGAGGTAGACCAGCACTTCGTTACACTTGAAGGTCGCGGCAGCGGCGCAGGCGTAGGCGGTCGCTTGGTCGTGGTCTTCTGCGTCACCCTGGTCGAGGTTCCCAGCTTTCCAATCCAGCACGATCACGCGCTTGAACGGGATGACCAAGATCAGGTCGGCAGTTCCGCCGCTCATGAAGCCGAACGCTTTCATATCGAGACGATGCTCAACCAACACATGCTCGCGCTCGATCTCGTGCCGGGCGATCAAGTCGCGGGCGAACTCACAGCACAACTGGATGCACCGAACCGACCAAGAATCCATGTCTGCAGCAGCGGCCTCGTTGCATGAGTTGGCGATTGCCGCGCCCCATTCGACGCCCTTGCGCCAGTCGATGATCGCCTCGGCCACTGCGTTGTGGATCTCGGTGCCGGTGTTCGCCGCGGCTGCGTCTCCGGGTTGGCCGAAGGCGTTGACGACGGCGGCTTCAAGGATCGCGGAGCCGGGGCAGAGGGCGAGCCTTTCGAGCGCAGAAGGGCGGATGAAGGTGTCGGAGGTGACGGTAATTCTCGGACCGATCTGTGCCTCTGAGTCGGTTGGAAATGCCGGGCCGCCTGCGCTCATGACCGTACCCCGCGCATCGCGTCCTGCGTGTCTTCGACCAACCGTGCCCCCTGCATCACAATCCCCTCGTCCAGCAGCGCACGCAGCGCCACCTTGTCGATCTTCCGCAACTCACGACCACACGAATAGGCGGGAATGGCCTCGGGCTCGGTGATCTCCATCTTCCAGACCTTCTTGGTCACGACGGACGACTTGACCATCTCAGGAACGACGGTCACCGGGGCGGCGATCTCGACCTTGACCACCACGGGAGCGGAGACGACCGGCGCGGCGACCACAACCGGGGCGACCTTCACCGCTTCGACGACCGGAGCCGATCCAAGCACCTCAGCAAGTTCCTTGGCTTCTTGGTCTGCGATGGCCTGGAGCCGCGCCCGTTCCGCTTCTGCAGCAGCGTTCGCGTCATCTTGTGCCTTCTTGCGTACCGCCTCGGCGGCAGCTACTTCCGCCGCATGCTTGGCGTCAGCCTCAGCCTGTAGCCGTTGGCGTTCCTTCTCGGCAGCAGCTTCCGCCGCTTTGCGTTCGGCTTCCGCTTTAGCCAGGGCTTCATCGCGGAGGCGCTGTTGTTCACGGTTCCATGCACCGATGCGACCACGGAGCGAAGCGCGGGCCTGCTGCACGGGCTCAAGAGCCTTATTGCCCACGGCAATGATGGCCTTGTGCAGTTGATGGGCCGGCTTGCTGCGCCTGTCCACCTCGGCCTGGATCTGCTTTTCGATCTCGGAGAGGTCCATCAGGACGACCTCGGCAGCGGCTGCGCTGTCGGGACTGGTGATGGCCGGGAGGTTGTTCACCTGAGCAAGCAGCGACTGGTGACGCGTGACGAGGGTGAGGGAGACGATCTCAAGCTCTGGGCTGGGGATGTCGTTTGATATGGTGATGGCGACGGCGTTCATGATCAGGCGTTCTCGTTCAGATCGCGCTGCAGGGCGATCAACTCGGTGTGCGCCTGTTCCAGCTTGTCAGCCGGGACTTCGGCAATGCTCTTCACGCCGAGCTTCGCGTTGATGGCCTTGATGCCGCTGATGCCGGTGCCCTTGAACTCCTTGGCAATTCCCTGGGCAAGTGCGGTCACGCTCGCTGCTGTGATCTCCAATCCGGTGACAACCACCGGCTCTTCCCCTGCCGCCGGATCTGTGACAGTTTCCGCGCTTGAGTTCGCGGTGGTCACTTGATCGACAGCGGCAGGGGACGACGTGGAAATCTGGCGGACCTTCGCGTCCTTGGCGTCGGGGATATTCGGCACCCGTTCGGACTGAACATCGATCGCGTCCTCCATCTCTTCGCGGGAGTGGAAGCCGGCAAGCGCATCACTGAACGCATCGCGCAATGCGAAGGCGCGGGCACGCATCTGGAGCATGCGTTGTGGGGCGGTCGTCCATGGCCCGGACTTCTTCCATAGAAGACCTTCGATGGCCTCTACCACGCTGAAGGATCTAACGACAGGCTCGCGTCCTTTGCGCGTCACCACACAGACGGCGCGGAATTCTTTTTCGTACGGCGTGCCCTCGAACGCTTCAACGCAGTCGATAAACGCGGGGTGATTCTGGCAAACCGCCATCATCAAGTCACCGTAGACGCACGGCTTGCCATTGATGTCGGCGATGCCGCTCATGGCGGTGAAAACATCCACGCCAAGACGCGCGCCCATTGCGCCAACGACCATGATGCTGTCGGGCTTGCTGCGGAACGCCTTGGGCACGAACTCGGTTTTAGCGAGCATGTTACAGAACTCTCTCGCGTCAGCGATGGTCTGCGGCGACATGGCCAGGGCGAAGCCCGAAGCGGCTGGTTGGGTGGTAAGGGCGGTGCTGTTCATGGTCGATGTCCGTGGTAATAAAAATGCGTTTGATTTAGGTCGTGATTCAGAGCGGACCGACAGCTAGCTTTTCGCGCTCAGCACAGGCCTTGATGTCGGCCAGTGCCGCCTCGTCGCCGCAGAAGAAATCCGGAGTATTCTCGATGGATGGATCCGAGAGGCGGTAGATCAGACGGGCGGCGGCCGGCGGCCCAATCTTCTCTTCGAGGTCAGCACCGGGCTCGCCGGCAAGGGCAATGACCCAGCCGGCGCGGCAATGTTTCGTGCCGCAGTGCCAACTTCCCATATTCAAATTGCAGCCGCCATCGCCGACAGCGGCGGCCACGCGCTGGTGAATTTTTTCGAGCACCGGCACATCAAGTCCGAACATGCGCTTGATGGGGTCACCGATATGGGCCGCGTTACCGATCTGGGCCGCGTCACCGATCTGGGCCGCGTTACCGATCTGGGCCGCGTAACCGATCTGGGCCGCGTCACCGATCCGGGCCGCGTCACCGATCTGGGCCGCGTTACCGATCTGGGCCGCGTAACCGATCTGGGCCGCGTCACCGATCCGGGCCGCGTCACCGATCTGGGCCTCGTTACCGATCTGGGCCGCGTAACCGATCCGGGCCGCGTCACCGATCCGGGCCGCGTAACCGATCTGGGCCGCGTCACCGATATGGGCCGTGATGTGCACACGGCAGCCCGGCGCGTCGTCGCTGGTCTTCCAGTCGGAGCGCTTGCCCCATGGGTAGGATTCGGTTTCGGTGAGTGGGCGGAAATTCATGGCGGCTCCTTGTTTTTCGGCCGTTATTCGGCCAATGGGTTTGTTGTGTGAGATCAGCGCAGCCAGCCGATGAGCTGGCCGATGAATAAAGGAGCATCGAAGCAGACCAACACCAGCGCGATGCCGGCGAGGCCGCAGCAGCCCACGGCAATCCACGTCTCGCGCTCGATCAGGGGCTTGCGCACCGTCTCGATGTCGGCGGTCTCGGCATGGGCAGCCTCCGCCGCGAGATACCGGCCGCGTTGCTCGGAGGGAGAGAGGCCGATCTCGGCACGCTTGACGCAGTCGGAAAGACTAATTTCTGCACGTTCGCTGAGGTAGTCGTGATCGGTGTCCGGTATTATCTGGCCGCCGGCACACGGCAGGCCGGCTTTTTCGCGTACGTACTTGGCGCTCAGGATTCGCGCATCGGACTCACTGAGAGTCCCGGCGGTGATGGCATCGCTCATGGTCTTGGTCTCGTGTGTTTGGGGTGCAAATCGCGACACTGGACGACGCACGCGGCGTGGTGTGCGGAGGTCGCGATGGGGACGGTTTTGTTGAGGCGATGCAGGCGGATGACCGGCAGGGAGGTGGCTCATGCGACCCGCCACACGCGCACGCCGCCCTCAACCTTGCGCGTCGAAACCTTGAATCCGTAGTACCCGGCAGCCTTACGCACGCACTGGGTCACCGTGCGGCGCACATCATTTTCAGGGATCAGGAATGAGTCCATCACCTTCATCTCCCGAACGGGGAACTTGCACGGGCGCTGGGTGCGCGTCGTGGTCATCGCGATGCCCTTTTCGATCACGTACGCACCGCATGGCTTCTTGGGCGTCTGCCCGGTTTTGCGGGCAGTCATGGGGCCACCTGCCCAGGACTACGGACAGGGGTGCGCGTACGTTTTGGGCATGAAGACGATGCACGAACGCCAGCCGAGAAGAGACCCACAGATGGAGCGCGGGCCGCCAATGCGCGGAGATCGTCCTCCGACAGGCGCAGGGCCTTGGCGTAGGCCTTCACCGCACCGGCGCTCCGAGGCAACTTTCCCGATGCTTCCAGTCGGTAGACGGTGCGCGGGCTGAAGCCGGCGCGGGCAGCGACCTGATCCTGCGAGAACTTCAGCTCCTCGCGGCGAGCTCGAAGGGCGGTGCGGTGTGGTGAGTGCATGGTGGGGTCCGGGGTGGAATTGACGAATTATTCGTCAATTAACGACACAAAAAAAAGCGGGTGATGCGATGAAGACGGAACCAGAAACGGGTGTGTCCAATCTCGGGGTGCTGCCTGATTAGTTCGGCAACGGCAGTCGCGCGGGTGTCTCGGAAGGCGAACACGACGACCACGTTCCATGGCTCTGACATGATGCTGTGCCCCTGAATGGCCCCGCGTCTGGCCCAGGCCTGGAAACCACCCGTACGCCTTGCTGGGGCGGTGGCGATCTGCCACCCGTTGCGGCTGATGATCTCGACTTCAGCGTTCACCTGTGCTGGGCTCATGGCCGGACTATGACGAAATATTCGTCATATGTCAATGACCAACTGACAACCGACAATAAAACCACATTATCTACCTGCATCCCATGGACTTCGTGACCTTCGTTGAAGACGCCATCGCCCGACGCTCGCTCTCGGTGTACGAGTTCGAGCAGCAAACCGGCCATCGGTTCCGCGACGTGAGGCAAGGTAAGGTCAAGCCCCCGCTCGCCAGTCTCGCCAAGTGGGCCGAGGTCTTAGAACTCAACGACGCGGATCGCCTCCGCATGCTCATTCTCGCCAACGAAGCGCACGGCGGCGGCACCATCGCCGGATGGATCGTGGACGAGATCAGTCGCCTACGCGCCCAAGCGACTGAGCGCGATCATCTCATTGCCGAGATGGCCATCGAGTTGCAAAAATTACGAAAGCTGGTGAAGCATGACACGTGATCCTGATCTCATTCGCAAGGTGGTGTTCTACGTTGAGCGCTTTGAAGGCCCGCCGCGTCAACCAGACGTGCCCGAAATTGCTGGATACCACCGTGATCTCATTGGAGAACATGTGCGCTTGGCCAGGGAAATGGGCCTTATGGACGCCAAATTTTATGGCGACCAACAATCGGATTTTTACGCGTGGTGCCCAGAACGGCTTACCAACATCGGGCACGACTTCGCACATGCCGTTCGAGAGGATACCGAATGGAGGCGCATTTTGAATGCAGTAGGACCGCGCGCCGAAGCTATCGCATTGGGCGTAATATCAGCACTCATCGGGGCCGCCCTTTCTCCGAAATGAGCCGACGAATTTCGAGCAGCATCGCATGTAGTTGCGCGATTTGATCGGCTGTTTTTTTCTCCAGAGCCTCTTTGTCTGAAAGTAGGTTTTTGCGTTCGCGATCATGGCCACTGTCGGTAGGCGGGAGGGGGTCCATGCCGCCGACCGTATCCCGGCGCACCGCCACTGCCGGTAAGACCTGCGCGCCAGGGCGAGCAGGAAACCGGAAACCATCTCGATCTACGTGCTCATCAGTGGCCATGCCCCCATCATCGCGCCAACCGGCGACAGGTGAGGGGCCGGATGTGCCACCTATCCCAATCCCTGAGCCCTCTGCATTCGCTTCGTCAGTGCGGACAAACCTATCCGTCGGGGTGCGCAGGACCGTGGCGCGCACCTTATCACCCGAGCAAAGCCGCTCGGTAGCGCGTGTGCGCTTGGCCATGTCCTGCATTATGCAATGCGGGCGGGTTCGTACAGACTAGGTTTTTGACAGAACAGGGCGCTAGTTCCCGACACCACTAGGGATGGGTAAAGGTTTCTTCCTGCAATTGGCACGAGTGGCGCACTCTGTTTAAACGAGTATTCTCATTGTATACTGTGACCGTGGCCAACACTTCCGCGCCTCTTAGGAGAGTGACATATGACTGAGCTCAACATCATGATCTACCCGACAAAGCTCCGTGAAGGTTCGGTCGAGCGGGATGTATTCGTGGCGGTGGCTCTTGAGCATTTCCTGGTAGCCCAAGGCGAAACGGCCAAGGAAGCCGGCGAGCAACTGCAACTCCTGATCGAGGGGACCATCAACGCCAACCAGCTCTGCCGGCAGGGACTTGGCGGCATCGCTCCGGCTCCGAAGCCGTACCAGGATCGCTTTCAGGCTCTTGTTGCCGCCGGGGTCAAGCCAAAGACGGATGCCGACATTGAAGGCATCCGCTCAGTGACCTACAGCCAGGCTGCCTGATTCGTCATGTCGTACCCCTTTCGCTCTGGAATTACCGTCAACGAATTGCTCGGAATTCTGGCGCTGAAAGGGGTAAGTTTAGTGCAGCCTCCAGCGCTGGTGTTGGTTAATAAAGGGAACTATATACTTCAGTCCCTCGGTGTAAATCGGCCGGCGTCTGGATGCACGCCGGCCGATTCCGTTAATTCTTATTCTTCTCGGCTTCTTGATCTAGATGATCAGCGACTTCATCAAGGAGAAGTTGATCGCCGTGTTTGCTTGGGAATAGCGCGCGGAAATTGCGCATAAACTGACTCTTAGTCTTGGACACCTTCATTAGGGTGATGACTTGGAGCAGATGCTTTTGAAGATCGTCTTGTCCGATGTCAGCGGACAGCTCCTGATGGTGCTTCGCCTCGCGCCAGTGCTTGCCCGGAACCTTCGGATTCCTGATACGAAGCTCCTCTAAAACTCCTTCCGGCAGCACCTCATATACAAGCTGATTGGTCAACTTGCCAACGTGCGGAGTTCTCTTATTCCCGCCCGTCCATTTCCACCCCCACAGGCGGTACATATGCTGGTAAAAAACGTCCGGGAATGCCCTTGCCCATTTCAGTCGCTCGGGAGATAAATAGAGGGCAAGGAATCGCTGCAAGTCATCCGATGGGCGTACTGACTGAAACCCTGTGGCCTCATCCACCAACGCGACCAAGCCAATCTTTGAGAAGCCCTCTAGTAGAACAGCAGCCTGTTTTGCCAGATATGCATTTCGTGCCGGCAGTGTTCCATTGGCGTGCGCCGCCAATATCGCCTTGCAAATATCACTGAGCAAGGTGGCTTCATAGCCGAAACTCACCTTCCCCAACGGCGGAAGAAAGTGGATTGGATTTTCGAGCAGCACTACTAAATCTCTGTCAGATCTAGACCTAACTCCTTCTAGCCCTACAATACCAGCAAGTCGAGCACCACCGCCCTTGGCATTCCTAGCGCTACCATGCGAGATGCCTAGGGCGTCGTTCAGTCCGCGCTGCGAAAGTACGCGCTGACCATTCTCAAGCACATAACATGGGATTTTGACATTGCCGATTATGAGTGGTCGATCGCTACTGCCATGCGTGGCCTTCAGTATCTTGGACTCAGCCGGCTTGAACGCCAAAACCTTGTCCACGATCTTAGGTAGCACCTTTTCGGGATCCTCGTCTGATTTCTTGGTCATTGGATCAGTCCTTTGTAGGTCAGGCGCCGGCCTTCAGTCAGCTTGAGCAGGCTTTCCAGTCGGCGCACGGTGGGAATCTTGACGTTGCCTTCGTTGAGGCGGAAGGCGAACTCGTCCATATAGCGGGCGGTATGCTTCGGGCTGATGTGGTGGTAGACGCCGTAGACGCCACGCTTCACTACTGCCCACACGCTCTCAATGCCGTTGGTGGTCACGTCGCCACGGGCGTACTCGCCAGCGCTGTGGCTGATGGACTCATGACCCTTGAAGGCGGTACCGATGCCGTGGTACGCCTTGGCCTCGTCCGAATGGATCACCGACTCAGGCGACACGTTATCCATGATCGTGCCTTGAATGGTGTCCTTGTCGGTGCAGTCCACGACGATTGCGCGAGTGCGACCGCCGCGTTCGCGCATGCCGAGAACCGCAGTCTTGCCGACCGGGCCGCGACCGGCGTCTAGGCGCTTGTCGGCGTGCTTGTTCTTCTCTTTGCCGCCGATGTACGCCTCATCGACTTCAACGATGCCGTTGAGTGCGGCAAAGTCATTGCCGCACGCCTCGCGGATGCGATGCATCATGAACCAAGCAGACTTCTGGGTGATGCTCAATTCCTTGCTGAGTTGAAGGCTTGAGACGCCCTTGCGGGCCGTCATCAGCAGGTACATCCCGAACAGCCACTTATCCAGCGCGATGTGCGAGCGCTCAAAAATGGTGCCGGTACGGACGGTGAAGTCCTGCTTGCAGGCGTTGCAGCGGTAGAAGCCAGCCTTGCGCGGGGTGATGCGCTTGGAGTCGCCACAAGCGGGGCAAACGGCGCCTTCCGGCCAGCGGCGCTTCTCAATGTACAGGCGAGCCGCTTCGGCGTCGGGGATCATCGTCAGGAACTGCCGGACGCTGATAGTGACGTTGTCTTGCATGGCCGAATGGTAGATGACTACCTAGGCTAAGTCAACGACTAGTTGAGGGAGTCAACGATATAGGTCCCTTAATAAAGCCAGCGGAACCCAAGTTCCCTTTCGTTTCCTGCAGAGCAAAAAAGGTGGGGCGACTTTATTTTTTCAGCACCAAAAAGGCAGCGCATCATTGACGTGGCAAGAAGTCGAAATGTACGCTCAGGCTTTTGGTATTCCCGCAGATGATTTCGGCCTAACAGCCGGCTGGCCAGGGCACGCAAGCGAATAGGCTCATCAGGCTGCGCTGGCCCGCAACTTCCGCCGCATGCTCTCCTTGCCGGCGACATCGGCCCGTGGCCACGGCGACGTGACGCCCTCCATGATCTGCATCTGCCCGCGCTTCCAGTCGGCAACCTGCGTGCGGTAGCGAGCGGCGCCCTCGGCGTAGTGAAACGTCATCGCCTCGGTTTTGTGCCTGACCCATTGGCGAACCACGCCAGCGGCCTCACCGGTGGCGGTCATCAGGCCGATGTACGAATGCCGGCACGAGTGCGGCGTGAGTCCCAGGTCCTGAAGTCCGTGAGCCGCGAGGAACGCATTGAAGCGCGTGTTCGCGTTCATCGATGACAGGGCGATAATCGGCCCCGACTTCTTTTTGATCGGCTCAAGCAATCGGGCCAGCTCGGGGGCAAGCGGCGTAATGCCCTCGCCGGTCTTGAGCTTCCGCCCGGCACGCATCCGGAACACGATCACGCCGCCGCCTAGGCCGTCCCATTCGATGTCTTCCCAATGGATCGTCAGCGCCTCGCTGATGCGTGCACCGGTGTAGACGAGCAGCGCGAATGCCAGGTGGTAGTGATCGTCTCCCTGGCACAGCAGGTGCCGGTATTGTTCGAGGGTGAATTGCGTCTTGAGCTTCTTCGCCACACGGCGCGGCTTGATGGGACCAAGCGGGTCGAGCGTGGCCGGTAGGTAGCCCTCGTCCTTCGACCACGTCACCAGCTTGCGCAGTTGGTTCAAATTGCGGTTGTACGACACCGCCGCCAGTCCGCGATTCAGCCACTCGCGCAAAATGCCGGACGCTTCCGGCGCCGCCAAGTCGGGCACCAGGCGAGCGACCGGCAGCAGCATCCGCTTCATGTGGTAGATGTGGCCGGGCGACAGACCTTCCTCCGCCATGCGCTCAAGAAGCAGGTCGCCAATGGCCCGCGTCGATCGCGGCGCCGCGTGTGGCACCTCAACCTCGTCCGACTCCTTGCCGCCTACCACCAACTGCGCCCGCTTCGTCTCGGCCCACGCCTTGGCCTCGCTCTTGGCCCGTGGCCCGTGGAACATCCGCGAGATGTACGCCTTCCGGGTCACCAGGCGAACCCGTGCCCGCCAGCCCCCGTTTATCGGTTCCACGAGCCATCCGCGATGCAATCCCATGAATACACTTTCAGTACACTATTAGTCCCGACAAGTACCGGTTTAAACCAGTTTATAAATCCAAGGAAATCAGAAAGGATTCGCCGGTTAAAACAAGAAACCCCGCATTTCTGCGGGGTTTCTTAGGTGGTTGGCCCGCCAGGATTCGAACCTGGACAAAGAGAGCCAAAAGAAAAAACGGCGCTCAGTGCTAGCAATCAGTTGTGACGAATGTTGTGCTTTTTGTACAGTTTCGACCTGAAAAACTCACGCGCCAGCGGCGTGCACGCGGGCATCATACGGGATCGCCTGGAGCTCAACAGTCGTCGCGTCCTGGGGCGTGACCGAGGTGATCACCACATCCCGCAGGTAGTTCGAGGATGGGCCGAATGTGAACCCGGTTCGCTCGCCAAGGCTGAGGTCGAGGCGCGGTGAGAAGTCCAACGCGGTGGCCATGCTGAACTGATTCGGCTGGCCGCTGATCTGCGTCACTGCGTACGGCCCGAACACCGTACCGGTGGGGCGCCGCAGCAGCACGTAATGGGTCCCCGATGCAGCCCACGTCAGCGGCTCGCTGGTCGTGAAGATCGTGCCGACCTGGGCCAGCAGTTCGCCGGACTGGCCCCAGGCGGGGACATCGTGGGAGAGGGCGACGAGATCGCCGACACTGACCAGATGCCCGTCCATTTCGGTCTGCCAACTGATCGTCTTGCGCTGGTAGATTCGGACGCGGTCGAGGTAGACGGCTTCGCGGGTCGCTTGCGCCAATCCGGTGACGCCGAACAGGTCGATCGAGACGGGATCAACCGGCGTCCCACCTGTCTCGCGGTAGTCGATGTGCGCGGCCTGCCAGTTGTTTGTCGGATTGACCCATGACACGGAAGTGCCGTCAGGGTCGTTGTCGTTCGGTAGCCGATACTCAACCCGGAGCGAGCCAGCCAGGATGTTGGAAGGGGTGAACATCGCCGCCCGCACGGAGCGCACGCCATCGCGTACGATGGTGACCACGCCACCGGAGAGCACGACCTGTGCCCGGCCGGCGCGAGCAACGCGCTGGAGTGCTTCCCACGAGGTCAGGGTCTGGTCAAAGACGCCGTCGAAGGAGTCGCCGCGCCCGGCCCATATGGCGTCCAGGGCGAGGAATGCCGGGAGATCAATTTCCGAATCATTGAGCTGGCAGGCATCCCGAAGGATGTCCGTCAGTGCCCAGGCGGGCGAACGGGTCGCGGTGTTGGCGCTCCAGCTTGTCCCGTTCCAGATGGGGAGCTTCCGCGTTGCCACCAAATTGACCTGCTGCGTTTGTCCCTGCACCATTTGCTCCGAGGCGCGGACCTTAATGGCCATCACCGTGCACCCTGGGTAATAGGTCACGTTTGGCAGGTAACCCTTGAGCCCGGCGAGAAGGAGCGTGTCGAGGTCGTTGGTATTCGTGCTCGCCAATGCGGAGCGACGATAGCGGATTTTTACGCGGGGATATCCGGTATCGTTTGCAAATTTGTAGGATCGCCGCAATGGCTTAACTTGGGCGCCGGTCAACGTAGTCGTCAGTGTCTGTGGAGCACTCGACAGGATGTCGTTCACATCCCATCCCTGATACTCAATATAGGTCGTAATGGTTCGCGGATTCACCCCGCCTGCCCCGGTAAGGGTTCCAATCCCTCTGGGGCACACGTAATCGACCTCAAAGCTTTCGACGCTTACCGCTTTGTTCGCGACCTCATACCAGGGAGACCAGCCGGAGGAGGTGTGCACCACCTGCGGGTTGGGTGCCGTGGTGGGTGTGAAGGCGGTTGCCGTCTGAATCCACGAACCATCACCTGCAACCGCAGTCACAGTAAATGTCCCATTGTTGGGAGCGGCGTTGCTCACGGTGATGCTGTCAGTGGCTTGCACCAATGAAAAAGCACCAGCAACAGACGTTATTCTGTTAGGTCCGGTGGTGAAAACAGCCGATTGCGGCGATACAATTGCAGCCCCAAGATAATAAGAAACGGAAGCATAAACTGGAAATTCGTCTGCGTAGTAGGTAAAGTATCCGTCAATCCTGACTGCATTCGCGCTTACCTCAACGACGTTTCCGTGACCATCAAAATTTATAGTCCCAGACAATTGCAATACGTCGAAAATGTTTAGGTTGGAAAAAACTGGATCTGAACATGAGATGATAATGGAATCGCCAGATACGCCATCCCATGTCACCGTCAAAACCGGACCGCCAACACGTTTAACCGGTGACCCTATCCCAATGACTTCTTGGCCGCTCAGTGATTGGTTCGTTGTCACCCGATCGCGGAACAGCGTCAATGCGGATCCGGGTGGAACGACCTGATAGGTAATGTCCTTCAGTTCGGAAAATAAGGCTTCACCGAATCGAAGCGATGAGGCGTCAATATCAAACTCACCGATGCCGAGACATATGACGATATAGGCGAATTGCTGATCATTCACATACACCTGATAGCTCTCAGTCACCAGGTCCGGCAGCAGCCGATGCTTGCCGTAGACCACGGGCACCGGCTCTCCGACGCGCTTCCTATTCGACTTGTAGGCGATCGAATAGGTTGGGCTTCCCGCATCGGCTCCGAGGTAGCTCGGCACGTCGGGCGGGTCGATCATCTGCGAGGCGGCGTAGATCTGGCCGGCACCGGCTAGGATTAGTCCGATTCCAGACGGCCCTAAAGTTCCCCAGCTACTAATGATCATAGCGGCACCGGCAACGATCATCGCCCCGCCAATCACATACCCACCCGTCTTACCGCCCTGCACGAAGCTGCGGAACTCGACGACGGCGCCATCAGGGAGCGCCTCGCTCCAGCGGGCGCGCATCCATGCATCCCCGTTGACGATCGCCACGGTTGGCAACGGCCACTCGTCCGCCTGCGTGAATTCTTTCGTGAGTCCCCACAGCGTTGCCGGCTCCGCGATCTCTCGGGATTCGCGGCTCGCCGGGTCGATGGGGTTGCGGTAATGCGTGACGCTGATCATGAGCGAACCCGATGCCGGAAGTAAGTGAATCCGCCCCAGCCCATGGACGCGAGTTGGCGAATTGAATGGCAGCAGACTCCGTGCGCTTCGTCACAGTGGGCGATGCGCCCGCCATCGATCGACAGCCAGACGCCGACGTGATGCGCTCGTTCGCGTCGACCCATCAGCACCGCGTCTCCGTCGATCGGCACCGCAACGGGGAGCCAGTCGCCAGAAGCGCGGGCCGATTCAGCAGCGCGAGTTGCTTGCTGATGGTCGCCTCCGTCGACGCCCGGAAATGCTGGTAGATCGATCGCGTATGCCTGTGCGTAGAATTCGCGGACGAAACCCCAGCAATCGAAACCGGCGCGCTCCCAGGGCCTGCCGATCGCCGCGTTGACGATATCGACCAGGTCAGACACGGGACGCCAAGCCGGGGAAGTCTTCGATGGCGTACACCTGGCGGGGGAATTTTCGGTTCGCGAAGTCCGCATAGCCGCATGCCAGGCTGACGCGCTGCACGTCGATCGAGATAGCGCGAACAGCCAACGAGAGCGGCGGGTTGAGGGCAGGCCCGGTGAGGTCGGTAGAGAGGTACGGGCGATAGATCACGCGCACCGGAATGGAGCTGGTCAGGTCGAGGGATTCAATCGCATCCATCAGGAGCCGACTGGCGTTGTCGATCGATAACCGCAACTCCTGCCGGCCTTCGCCTTTTTTCGGCAACGTGAACTCGAACGGGAAGGCGGTGAAGGTGACCGTAGCCCCTGGATTGTTTGGCGCCGCAGATTCCAGCTTGGCGACCAGGTCTGAGCGATCACGCACGAGCCGCACAACGCTGGACCATGTTGGATGATAGATTTCCACTGTGACCAGCTCAGACACGGTGGACGGGCAGGATGCATAGGCCTCTGAAATCGCGTCGGACAAGCTCATGTCATGAGCTCTCTGTCCAGTCTACATTGTTTGCGCATTTTGCCTCTAGCCACGCGAGTTGAGGCAATGCGGCGGACGTTATGACAGCACCACTGACGGCTCCTGTGAATGCTGTAGATGCTGGAATTGTTCCAACTAACGACCGGCACCAGAGGGGGTTCCCTGCCCCAGGCGTGGTGAGATAGACAAAGCTATTTGCCCCATTTGTGAACTTTTCCCCACTAATGGGCGTTCCTGTTATGGTCGTGCTATACCAACGATGAGCCGGCACATTCACGTAGCACAGTGGGGTATTTGCATAATCTCGTTTAATAAAGTTATTACACGCCACTACGCTATTATAGTTCGCTAAAGTGCTCGTCTCCTGAACGTAAATTCCGCCAACCTTTGCCCTGACTGGGCCTTGAGCGTCAGAGATAGGCGGGAGGTTATCGAAGTATACGGAGTTGTCGCAGATTACACAGTTACGTGACTGCGTTGCCCCTGATTGAAAGCTGACGCTAATAGCAGCGAGCCATGCACCCGCGTTGCCTG